GCCGAAAGGCTTCCGTCTACATCGCAAAACGCGAGTAGAGTGTTTGTTTCAGGTAACTGTACACGCATGATACTCGTCCCCAGCGAAAACCTAACTATTCAGCGTAGGAGATGTCACTCCTATAACGACCTCGTGCTCGAGGTAGCTGAATTGTCGGGCCCTTACTAGGGTTTCGAGTCTCTAAGACTTAAAAGGCTAGAGAACCTTGAGCGCAAGCGAGAGGGGACATAGCCGGGGTAGTTCATTGATTAGAAATAACTAGTAAGTAACCCAATGCCTTTTAGGAGGTGTCTACTACTTCCCATCTCTTACGAGAGATGTGAAAGACTAGAAATGAATAAATATGATTAAACTACTTAATGCCTATAAGAACAATCGTTCGTGGCTAGAGCAGGTTAAGCGTAGATATTCATGGCAATTCGCTGTGAAAAGCGAATCGGCCCTCATCGGATTCCTTGTAAAAGTGAGTTCGGTGATGGTAGGGAAGATGAGCCGGACGTGGGTGTTAGCCATCGTCTCTTTTAGCCGTTTTTGTATAAAGACTATCCGACGATCAGGACCAAAGGGGTTGGCTCTTTATCTTAAGGCTTGCTCAATACTTCTTATGAAATATTGTGCTAGACAAGAGATTAAGGATCTTACTCCTTTGAAAATGAGAGTTAGTCGGACTAAGTCAGGGATTCCTCGGATAGTGGTCCCAGACCACCGGAAGAGGATTAGAAATGGAGATACATCGGTAATTCGCTTCTGGATGACTTTATTCGGTTTGTACCGAGTATTGGATTTCAGAGGTACGTTCTCGATTAAGACCATAACGAATCCTGGTAAAGTTGTGACTGAAGACGTGACATTCTTAGTGCCTTGGTTTGTGAAGCAATTTACAATTCCTAGGTTACGGGGGTGGCGCGTATTAGGTCTCACTAGATCAGGGCCCCTGGCTCAGCAAGGGAAGTCTAAGGGTCCTCATAAAGGAATGGTGGACACTGGAAAGGAACCCAAATGGGTTTCTCGGCAAACGACGATGTCAGTTTGCGTTATCCAAGCGTACGCCATCCTATATGAGCATCCTTATATTTTGAGCGCGATGGATCGGTTACAGTCTGTAATCAATCCGTCGTGGTCAAATCTAACAAGCGAAGTGATTCGCTCGTTAGCTTCCCTTGGTACCGGCGGTCTGGTTTTTGCGAAGCCGATGGGTAGGTTGGGAACTAAGCAAGAGCCTGGAAAGGTTCGGGTCTTTGCCATGGTTGACTATTGGACGCAACTAGTGCTGAAGCCGATGCATGATGGTCTATTTGCCATTCTGAAGAGTATTCCTCAGGATGGTACTTTTGATCAAGATGCAGCGGTGGAGAGGATCCGTAAGAGCGTAGGGTCATCGGGGTTTGTAGCCTCGTATGATCTTTCAGCCGCTACGGATCGTCTTCCAGCATGGTTGCAATCCCAAGTCATTGATGGTATTTGGCCCGGAGCTGGAGAACCTTGGAAGGAACTCCTGGTGAATCGAGACTATTCTATCCCTCGAGCTTACGCATCCTATGGGCGCCACGTGCGTTATGCCGTGGGACAGCCTATGGGAGCGTATAGTTCGTGGGCGATGTTAGCCTTGACTCACCATTACATTATTCAATTAGCAGCTAATAGAGTCGGTATCCTGCAG